AGGTACCCATAGCCTTACCATATAACCTACTTAAATCATATTCAACATCCTGTCTTGGTGTGTTAGGGTCTACCCCTCTCACTAAAAAGACCACATAAGTATCTTCCCAATCACTATTTAGTTGTATGTTTGGTGTTTGTTGTACATAACCCGTACCAGGGTACGTGCTTGGTGCGTTAGGAACAAGATAATTACCATTAACTCTTTGCCACCCAAATAGGTACCTCCCTGCTAAAGTATTATTACCAATATTAGAATTGTATGGTTGATTAACGTGATTACCCCCTTCCAAAGCATTATAATCGGAAAGTGTTTGCCCTGTAATAATCTGATAATATTCAATATCTGATGCAAAATTGTAGTCAAGTGTCTGAGTACCACCAGTAATTGTATAAGTCGTAGTGTTTTGAGTTAGAGTACTTTCATTCATATACTCTATAGTCACATTCGCATTACCACTAGTATCAAACGTTGTCGTCCCTGTTGTTGTTCCTGACACATTAGGGTCAAGACTATCATCAGGGTTTTGAAAAGTTATTACACTACCGGGTGTAAAGTTTAAATATGAGGTAGAATCCATAACCATCATAATAACATTATCCGTGTGGTCTTTAGTACTATTAAACGGTATATCTTTATTAACTTTTACTTTAATTTTATTATACCCACCTTGTTCATGGTACTTTGCCTTAGCATTAAATAAATTGAATTTCTCAGAAAGAGGTAACTCATCACTTCCGAATGTATTACCATTACCGACATTCCATGAAACATCTGACCAAGGCGTCTTTTGATATATTTGAGAAGTGGTTACACCATCATATCCTGCCATTGTCATTTGATAACCTAACTGATATAAACTGTCCCAATCATTTGGTACCGTCCCACCTGTCACCGATAGTAAATCATAGAAGTCTGTTGATGTAGTATCGACTAGTTTTGAGTAATTAACATTTAATGTTGTACCTACAGTCCCAACCAAATCATCATCTTCAGGTTCATTTTCCGGGTCTACCGATTCACATGAACATGCACGACACGCCGGATAAGAAAGATTAGGTAGTGGTATTGACTTTAACGGACATTCTTTTGCCAAGTACGCATCCTTAAGACTAACTTTTTCAATTTTATTATTTTTCTTCTTGAATAGGTTTATCGCAGTTATTACCAGATTCATAATAGGTACGATAATCGTTAAAAGGGCATTAATAATAAATCGTAATACAGGCCACAATAAACAGAAAGAATGTGCCACTAATATTAATGCGTATAGAGGTATTGTGAAAAGAAGAAGGAATAGACTCACAACTAAATATAGTAGGTCAAAATTCTTAACCCCATCGTTCGTTGGAAACTTATTGTTAGTACTCTCACAATCTCTGTTTAATATTTCTTTAATCCCTAAAAATCTTCCACGATTATAACCTTTTCTATACTCATCAATCATCTGAGATGGAGTATATACTTTGTTATAATTCATCAAATAGAATGAGTCTTCACAGTTAATAGCAGCATCTTTATCCGCATATTCACCCCAATTTAGTGAGAAGGCGTAACTTTTTTGAAACTGAGAATATTTGTAATCATATAACTCATAATTAACGGTAACAGGTATGAAAACACCTGAGTTATTTTTTTTAGTAACTCGTATCTCTAAAGTACCTCCTGTTGGAAAATCAATTAATTTCTCAGTTCTTAACTGACCATTAACATATATTTCTATTTTCTCAGCATCTGTATTCTCAAATACCTTAACACTTAAATTACTGGTAAGTCCAATAAATTGTGATTGTACCTCATTAGAGTTATTAAAGTTCACAGGGAATGGACCCGCACTATTGGATAATGTACTTGGGTCGGTACCAGGATTAGAAACACTACCATCCCACCCATACTCACGAATTTGAGGGACCACAAAATTTGGTCTAATTACATTCCCCTTTATCGGTATAAACCTTTGACCGTCAAACGGACTCGTGTTTTCTTCCGATTGGTATTTAACCTTAAACCTATATTTTCCCTTTGTTGGTATACCAACATCTGGGTCATTTGATAAAACACTTTCTCCGAACTCATTTGTGACAACATAATCTAAGTTCATAGGGACATCAGTTACGAATGTTCCTTGGTCATCAATTACTTTCCCACCATTAGGTAACTGATGTTGTTCTAATACTGGGTCACCATTTTCATCCAAATCAATGGTTTGTCTTATCGCCATTATTTCACCAGGACCCGTAACTAAACCACATAAATCCCCTTGCTCTGTTCTTGGCTTACAATTTGGTTTTAATGGTCTATTATCATTATCGCTAAATATTGAACCCATAAACACCGAAGTCGGTCGAATCTCAATACCCATTTCCCTTAAATCAAAGTCAGTCCTTGTAATACCAATATTACATAAATCCTCTTGTCCCCAAAAAGATGCAACATCAATATCCTTCACTTGATTTACAATCTGAGGTAACTCATCAATATTATTAGATGATTTAAAATTAGAACCATCAAATTGTTCAGCAACCCCCATATTCATCCTTATCAAGTCTTGAGGTCTCAAAGAGAAACATCCCATGTTTGATAAGTCTAAATCCATTACGATTTTTTGATTACCCAATGGTACACCTGTAATCATGAAATCACCCGACTCATTAGTTTTAACCGTATACCTATAATACTTTTCGTATATCTCTAAAACCTCATTTCGAGTCATTACATCCGACCTGGACGGAAAGGTACCTGTTGGCGTGTGTCCACCATATTGCTTTTCATACGGTAGTAAGTTATATCGATACCCATCCTCATTTTTATCTGTAACCGACTTATATGGGTATAATGTGGATATTACGGGGTCTTGTAGGTCCATATCATCGATAGGTACAAATATAGAGACGGTGGCATTAGGTAATCCGAACCCACTATTTGCAACCACTCTACCAACAACAACACCATAGTCAGCACAGAATCTTGAATACACATCTTCTTGTCTTAACTTTAAAGAAAGAATCTCTAAAAAGTCAAAGTCTTGCTCAACCGTAACATTAATGTTTTGGTCAGCACCTAATTTGGTTCTTATTCTGTATGATTTAGACATATAATAGTTTTAAGATAAATACTTATCTATCCGTTTTACAATAATAAACCTATAAGTAAGTTTTGTAAAATGTATATTACTTGTAGTCTACGGTTTTAAGGTTTTTAACCCTAACCTTAATATCTTTTTCAGGGAACCTTACTTGATATATTTGAGATGGTTCCGCAAAAATGGTCTCATCAACTAATTGTATTTCTCTTGTAAAAGAATCAGAATATCTTTGAGATGTCTCAGCCGATGAGTATTGACCTCCGACCTTATTAATCGCTTTTAAATCTGTGATTGATATCACACCTGCAACATCCTGTATGTTTCTTTTCATTTCCGAAATAAATACATTTTCACCCATAGTTCTATTTGTCGGTGCCATGTATTTAGTCACTTCATCAATTATTTTAGTAATAACGTTACCCTGATTCTGACCTGAATCGATAACTACGGATATGTCATATTCTAAATCGATAACCTGACCAACATTAACAGATATATAATCATTTATCATTCTATATTTTGATAGATAATTGGCAATGTTCTGTTTTAAGGTGTTTGATACCGTCTGAGTTAGACTTCCATTAGCATCGTATGATAAGATATTAATATTAATTTTATTATCTTTCTCAGTAATTGCAGTCTTAGCAGGTGCACCGTATTTTCCTGGCATCTTCCTGATTAAGGCGTTATAGTCATTAATCGTTACCGCTCTGTTTTGTGACGCATAATTAAATGTCACCATATTTCTAACCTCTTCAATAGAAGGTTGGTTAGCACCTCCAATAGCTGCAGTGACATTATTGACCGTTAATGAATTGGTTACCGTTTGATTAATGTTATTAGATGGACCACTAACAAAAAAGTTAACAGTACCTACTTGATTTATTGCGTTTACACCAATATTTGATTGTGTACCTCCACCAATTCTATATTTAACAAATAATGTAGTGTTTGCAGCTACCGTTCTACCCAATCCAATATTATTCTGATATTCCTGAATCCTTAATGAAACCCCATTTCTTGCGAACTCAGCCAGTTGGTCATCAGGTGTTGATGTACCTCCACCAAATTGAACCTTAAGGAAACCTTGAGGTGTGTATTCAGTTATGAACCTTGTCTCAGTATCAATATACTTACCGACTTTTAAACCTGGTACGTCAGATGGTTTTGTCGTATCTTCAACAAAAATTGTCGATTCGGCTAATGAGTCTACCTCATACCACTTATCCTGTGCATTTACAAATTCAGAGTATGTTGGTGTAGATTGAAATGATGTCCCATCTTTTTGTATGATACCTACAACCTCTAAAACATTTTGTTCAGGTAAGAAAAATTCAAAGAATGGTTTAACGTCATTAGGGTTAATCGTTTTTTTGAATATTTTTGTTAACCCGTTTACCACGACCTCTCTCTTAGTAATTGTATAGTTTACAAGAACATTATTAGAATCAAAATTTGGGATTTTAGTTCTATTAGGAAAACCTTCATTATTGTATTGAGATGCGAAATCAATGTCATAAACATTTTCGAATACTTGACCTCCACCAATAACTTGTGAACCAGGTCTTAATGTCCCTAAATATCTTGTATCTTCTTGGTCTCCCGACGCAGGTACCGTTATTGAAAAATCAACAATAGATACTGATGGTCGGTTACCAGGTATCTTCAACCCGTATGTTCTGGCAATATTAAAAATAGATGAACGTTGTTGAGCATATTGTAAAACCGTTTCCTGAATACTTCTATCAATATGATAATTTAAGTTATCACCAATTGCCGCGTTTAGGTCCATCAATACTGAGTAGACCGCAGCATCATTGAAGTTATCTATTAATTCAGGGTAATACTGTTTAGTGTAGTTTACTAAGTCCTGTCTTAGACCTTCGAAATCTCTTTCCGTATATGAAATCTTTTTACTTGCCATCTATTATTAAATATTGATTATTATAAAATCTTTAGATTGAAAGGTACTATCAGTGATGGTATAATCTATCCTTAGTTTTGCCGTATATTCTTCGACACCTCTACCAGGTAATCTATAAATTCCCCCAACACCTAAATTATCCATATTTAGTTCCCCTTGAGATTCTAAGTCATCTAAGTAAGGTGTTATTGTTATTTCGTTAATTGTTAAGTTTGGTATATATTTTTCAACCGAATTTATAATGTCTGTTCTAATACCCTCAAATGTGGTTCCATCCATAGGTTCAAAAATAAACTCATAAATACGTGTACCAAAATCAGGTAAATAATACCGACTACCTTTTCTTGTTAGTATAAGGTGTAGTAGGTCAGTTCTTATTTCTTCATCAGTCGTTTGAGAAAGAGAAAGATACTTTCCATCCTTACTATCTTGAAAGGGGAAATTAATACCATATGTTTTACCGTTTGCCATTGTCTATAAATATCTTAACAATTTAAATTATAAAAAAAAGAGGACCTAAGTCCTCTTTTATTTAATTTGAATGTAATTTTTACCCCTTAACCTTCACATGCAACACACTGTAAATCATTCAGACCTAACTTCTTTCTTGCGAAAGCTTGTGCCGAATTCATTGAGTGTTGGTAATACAATGTCTTAACTCCCAATTGCCATGCTTCAATAAGAAGTTTGTTAACATCCTTTGTAGCCATATCAGGTGATATCATTAAGTTTAGTGACTGTGATTGGTCAATATACGTTTGACGTACTGCTGCTTGGTTAACAATAGATGATTGGTTAATTTCCGCAAATGTTCTAAAAACATCTTTTTGGTCATCACTCAAAAATTCTAAGTGTTGTACCGAACCATCTGCCTGTTTAATACTATTCCACACATCCTTAGTGTCTTTACCCATAGTAATTAATAAGTCTTTAAGTACAGGATTTTTGATGGTTACCTTCATTTTAGCAACATCTTTCACGTAACAGTTAGACCAAATAGGTTCAATTGATTGAGAAACCTGCCCAAGAATAAAAGCTGATGATGTTGTTGGTGCAACTGCGTTAAGTGTAACATTTCTTCGACCATAACCTTTTAGATATTCAGGTTCACCGAACATTTCCGCCAACTTTTCTGACGCCTTGTATGACTTTTCTTTTATATGTTTAAAAACTTCAACATTAAGTCTCGCAGTTTCTCTCGTATCAAAAGCTAATCCTTTAGACTGAAGTAATGAGTGCCATCCTAATACACCTAATCCTAGTGCTCTTTGTCTTTTAGAGAAGTTATATGCTTTCTCTAAGTAGAAAAACGCTCTTCTACCCTCAATAGTTCCATTGTCTCTTAAGTCTTCAATCTTAGTTAATAACTCAGTCACAACAACGTCCAAAAACATCGTCATCACCTCAACTGCATCAGTATCTTTCCATTCGTCATAGTGAAGAACATTCATTGATGATAATACACACACAAACGACTCTTCTTCTGAGTTATGAAGTGCAATTTCAGAACATAAGTTTGAGTTGTTAATCTTCGCTCCTTTATCTTTATACACATCAACGGTATTATTGTTTGTAGTATCATGGAACATGATATATGGGTAACCAATCTCACCTCTTCTTTGAATAACTTTAGCCCATACCTCTCTTTTCTTGTCGTCACCAGCAATCATTTCATTCATGAAATCATCTGTAACCGTAACTGCGTGTGTTAAATTTTGTATAGTAGAACCCTCAGTACCAATTTCTAAATACTCCATAATGTCGGGATGTTCAACAGGTAAGTATGGTGAGAAACGACCTCTTCGTGTCGACCCTTGTGATATGTTATCTACAACACTCTCAAAAAGATTCATAAAGTGTACTGCTCCAGGTGCTTGTCCGTTGTCTGTGATTTCAGCACCACGTCCTCTAATATTACCAAAGTAACCTGAAGTACCTCCACCCATTTTAGACATCTCACCAACTTCTGCCTGTGTGAATAGTATTGATTCTATGTTATCACCAATGTTAGACCCGAAACAACTAACTGGTAGTCCTCTCTTTTTACCGAAGTTTGCCCATACAGGTGACGATAAAGAATACCAACCTTTACCCATGTAGTTGTAAAATTTTTCAGCAAATCCTTCTACACCTAATAGTTTTTCAGCGTGTTCCGCAATAGTTTTAATTCTTTCTATCGGTTCCTCACCCTCACTTAAGTATCCTCTACGTAAGAAGGTTATAGACTCTTCATTAATCCATTCAAATGGTTTTCTTTCTTTCATTATATTTTTTGTTTTTTCGTTTTTTTAAAATAAATCGTTAGATGTAATCGATTTAGATTTCTTACTATAATTAATACTTCTCTTATTGAAGAAGTCAGTATGCTTTGTTGTCAGTATTTCGTCATCAAACCACTCTGTCGTTTCTAATAGTGTCTCATTAATATCAAATATACTATCTACTCCGATAGAGTTCAATGAAACATTAAATCTATGTTTGATGAATTCCATTGTTTCGTTTTTAGTTAAAAACTCTAAATCTCCTTCTTCAAATATCCACTCAACAATCTCACGTTCCGCTTCATACGCTTCCATAGTTGCAACAACTAAGTCTTCTTTTAGTTCGTCTGTCCACCAACTAGGGTTTTCACTCTTAATTAGATTAACTAAATCAAATCCAAAACCAGCGTGTATATTCTCTTCTTTTGATGTTGCTTCAACTGCGTTACTAATACCTTTTAACATATTCTTATGTTTGTTGAAAGACATAATCACTAAGAATTGTGAGAATAACGATACATTCTCCACAAACATAGAAAATAAAACAACCGATTCAAAATATTCTTTGTTTTCCACAGCCTTTGAGTTAGTGATTGCCTTCTCCAAGTATTTGATTCTTTTACGAATTGCTGGTACCTCCATCAATGTCTCAAATTCGTTATTTAAACCCAATAACTGTACTAAGTGTGAATAAGCGTCAGCATGTCTCACTTCTGATTCTGCAAAAGTTGCACCAACATTACCAATCTCTGGTTTTGGCATTCTTTTGTAGATATCACCCCAAAACGATTTAACCGCCACTTCAATTTGTGAAATTGCTAACATCGCTCTTTTTACTGAGGTCTTTTCTTTTTTATCAAGTTTAACTTTGAAATCCTGAATATCTGAAGTGAAATTAAACTCAGTATGTACCCAGTAAGAGTGTCTAATTGCATCCACATAGTCATTTAAATCTGGGTACTCATACGGTTTTAAATTCGTTCTTTTGTTAAAGATGTTTGGACTATTATCCTTACGGTAAATAATATATTCTTTAGCAACATTATTAAGTCCGTTATCCATAAGTTTGTTCTCCACCATATCGTGTATTTCATCAACATGAGGGACTCTATCTTTCTCACCTCTGAAAATTCCTTTTCTGGTGATTCTAGCAATTTTATCCGCCATGTCATCATCGATATTACCAACACTTTTCATCGCTTTTAATACCGCATATTTTATCTTTTCCGATTGAAAAATTACTTTATCACCGTTTCTTTTAATTACATAATTAGTTTCTTTACCATTCATAGTAGTAATACATTTATTTGTTTATTTATTATAAATATGATTAAATACCCTCACGTTGCTTACGCTTCTCCATGAGGTCTTTTATTCTATCCCTTTGCTTCTCTTCTCTTTGTTCTTCCAGACCTAAGAACGTCATACTTTGTTCAGTATCAATAACTAACATTTCATTATCATACTTACAGTTTTCAAAGACCACCCCATCTTTTCCGATACGTGACTTTGTAATTGCAATCGTACCTAAATTCATCTCTTTTTGTTGTAGAGACTTAGCAACTGAAATGATTACGTGACCAACTTGAGCTTTCTTAATCGACCCACCCATTTGGTCAGTGGTTACAACCTCGGAAGAAATTGATGAACGGTTACCTTGTGTTGCGGTCCATCCTACAATGTCTAATTCGTGACACATCGCCTCAAATCCTCTCATAACTGAACCTTCACTCTTCCACTCATCACCTAAATTTTTATCAGGCGATATACAATCGATGTAATCAACAACAATCATATCGATTTTGTTTCCTTCCGCAATCATCTTCCTAACCTGATTCTTTATTTGACTCATAGTCATGGTATCTGATGGTAGTTTCTTCAACGTTAAAGAGTTAGTTGTATTCTCCTTAATCTCCTTAACTTTCTCCATTACTTCATCTCTATGACCCGATAAGTTATCAGGTGCAATTCCTGTCCATAATGTGAAGTGTTTACGCTGAATAATCTTCGGGTTGTCCTCAAAGAAAACCTGTAATACATTGTAACCTAAGTTAAATGCATTATTAGCTATTTTTGTGAGGAATGTAGTTTTACCTACACCTGTTGGTGCTAAGATAACACCTATCTCCCCTTTCGCTAAACCACCCTTCATAAGGTTATCTATTCCTGCAACTCCCATAGGTATCGGATGACGATAATCATCATCTAAAACCACATCTAAGTTAGCAAATACATCCGCAGTTCCAGCATCGACTTCACCGACTTGTAGTGCTTCTCTCACCATTTCCTCTAAGTGGTCGTAAGACTCAAAATCACCTTTATCTATGATTTTTTGAGCCTTTGACATTACCTTCTGTAACTCTTGTTGTTTACAGAACTTAAGTGACTTTTCCTGTACAAAAGTCGACCCTTCAATTGGTGACTCTTTTACGTCATTTATCATGTCAAACACCATTTTCTGAGCCATAGGCGAGGAAATCTCACTTTTAGTTAATTGCTCAAGTGTTGCAAACGTAGGAGTGTGTTCATACTTTACGTAGTACTCCTTAATCATTTGCATAATGATTTTAAAGTATTGATTATCAAAGTACTTCGGGTCAATTACATCAACAATGGAATTGGCAAAGTCTTTGTCAACTACTATGTTGTTTATAAGCTGTATTTGGAATGAGTTACCAAGGTAACCGAAGTTTTTTTCTTTTGACATATCAATTAATTTTCTTTAGGGTAAAATATAAATATACTTAAACTAACTTATAGTTCATGTACTCGTAGGTTAAATCTTCAGACGAGAAAATCTCAGTTAACTCCCGAAGTACACTTTTTAGTTGCGGACGTATGTCTACAGTGTATCTTATTTTAGGTGGGTATAATTTTCCGTCAAAAACTCTATGACAAATTGTCTCATCTCCGAGTCTAATTTTTACGTGGAAGTTCTCTTCACCATCGGTATTCGAGGTATCTAAGATAGATGAGTCCACCGCAATTTGGTAGTAGTGGTCTAACATATACATGTTAGTTCTATCTTTTAAGATTTCAGTTAAATCGCTAGTAAAATCATTAACGAATTCTAAGACATCAATACTCTTTCTTGCCTTCGGATTGTACCCCCTCACGTTGAAGTATCTTTGAACAACTATGTTCTCATTCAACATTAAAAGGAATTCCATTTTTGTTACGTCGTTTTTTTCTTTCATTTTTTTTTTTT